AGCACGCCTGACAGCACTGCGATAACGCCAGCCCCAAAGCCAGCCCATTCGCCCGGTGTCATGCTTCATCTGCACCGAGACCATAAACAGGATCTGATGCATCTAAAGCCCTAGCTGCTGGACCGGCTAAAGCTGCAACGATTACAGAAATAGCAGGATCTAAACCTAATTCATTACTTGCTAAGAATGTTAAGAAGGATACTAATACCCCACGTGCGTAGGACTTTAGTATTGCTTTTTGCTTCTTACTGATTTTCATATCTTTCCCCCTAGTAGTGGTATATCGAACTCTCTGCCATCCTTATCGCCTGATGGATTAAAGCTGACGTGGATGTGCTTTGTGTGTTTGTTAAACCCTGAATACTTGCGCCATTTATAATTAAGAATCCTGCTAGCGATCATGCCATTATGAATTACGTAAGATATGCGCTTATCGGTTTTCGCACAGATTCTGATCTGGTCAGCCAGATATACCGAGAGCCCTTCGGATGAATCCAAGCGAGAATCAATATCAATGGCTCGCACGCATCCGGTCTGGTCTGGATTATGATCTGATTTTCGGGCAGAATGACGAGCATCACCAATCCACCCATCACTGGTAGTGCGCCGATCTGGATACCAGGTAGTAACGGCATCTCTAAGTTCTACTCCTGCTGCACATAACCAAGGCTTCATTATGAAAGAAGTAGTGCGGCTTCCTCAGCTGTAATGCCAAGTTTATTTAACAAAACTGCTTTAGCATCTGCCTGTGCTTTAACTTCTGTTTTTTGTGCTGCTTTGTAAGCAATTAAACCTGCTGCAATTTCTGCATCTGTTGGTTTGACCTGCGTATCATCTAACCATTGCAAATCATCACCTGATAAAATAAAATCTGCATCTGGTCGAATAAATAAAATTGCTTTAACTTTTTCATTATGTTCCATTATGCACCTATTTCCATTAAAATAATTGTGGATACTGCATTGTTTGCTTGAACTGAATCGCCTTGTCCTTTTTTGAATTGTGTTTTATATGTTGTTGATGATGTTGTTGCAGGACTGTCTAAATATGAATAACTAAAAATGGCTTGCAATTCTGATGAACCGCCAGAAGGTGCTTGATAAGAACCATTTGGAACATCAGCTATAATGTTTGTTGCACCACGCATAATTTTGAATGTTCCACCAACGCCTGCGGCAGATGCAGAAGCAAATAATGGTTGATGAACAATAACCATAACTTTAGATGTATTTAATGTAGGGGTAATTGATAAAGTCAATCCTGTATCAGCATAAGTTGTTGTTGAATTTGTAGTTGCTGTTGAATAAGTTGTTTGAACTACTTGCAAAACTTTTCCTCCACCGCCTGCGGGGGTTGCCCATGAAGGCACACCACCTGCAACAGTTAAAACTTGACCTGTTGAACCAATACCCAAACGAGCAGGTGTTGAACCGCTTGATGAATAAATTGTGTCGCCTGTTGTAGTCATAGGGTTAGTCATGCCGGTTGTATCTAAGTTTGCCCATGCGCTACCTGTGTAATATGTAGTAACATTAGTATCTTTTAAATACGCAAAGTTACCTTCTTGTGGTGATGTAACAGCTGAATCTCTAGCTGCGGCACTGGCAAATACCCAGACACCTTGCATTAAATAGCCATCTACATCGGCTGCGGTTAATACCTCGCCTGTAACAAAATCTTTAAAACCTAATCCTGCTGCCATTATATCTCCTTAGTAACTGAGCACATTATAGTCTAACGTGCCGTATGTATTGTTGTTCAAAATTAGAGCGTCTAAAACGGGCTCTAAGGTTGTAAAGATTGTTTTCCAACTATTCGGGGTGATATTCATGCCCACACCGAAAATCTGTAAGGTCTTATCTAAGGTAGATCCGCCTGGCTGGGTAGTAATTACTGTGATCGGATCAAAAAAATCTAGGTTTAAGGCTGCAATAATGCCTGTGTTGTAGTCTGGGGTGTATAAGTCTAATTCAACGGCATCACATCGGATGCTTGTCTCAGCTCTAGAAGCCACATAAGCCTGAGCATAATCAAGGGCTACGGCATCAGTCTGCATTAGTAGGTTATTTAAGAAGTAGGAATGAATAAAGTACTTAGCAATAGAAGCTGAGTTAGTGGCTACTTGGGCAGTGCCACCTGTCCTAGTAATTGTAGCTGAATTAAAGACTAGCGTATCGTCTAACTTCCATACGGCATTAGCATATTTAATACCTGTGCCATCATCTGCAAAGAGCGTGGGCGTGCCACCTATTGAAGCAGCAGTTACAGATCGGTCTTGGAAAACAAAACTGCCACTGGCATCTACATAAACTGCGCCATACTCGCTATCGGCCACAGTTTGTAATGCAGCTAGAGAAGTCCTTGTAGTACCAGGATCTGCCTGCATAGTAGTTAAACCTGCATCTACATCACGCATGGTGGCAGGCCATGAAATCTGATCTAAGATCTGGTTAATTCTTGTGCCTGATAAATTACCGGCAGTAGCACCAGTAACTGTTGAGATTTGAGCGTTCTGTGCTAGCCTATAGGCATCTACGGCTTGTATAGTTGTATAGGCAACTTCTGTTGCATCTTTAGGCTGAGTATTTACATAAGACGTAATAAAGCCTGAAAAGATTGGATATGTTACTCCTGAGTAGGTTGCAGTTATTTGCACCTTCTTCATAGGAGTTAATAATTCATAATAAGGGCTACCTGGATTTTGTGGGTTAAAATCTCCGTTTTGATCCACTATGCGTAAGGTCATTGTGCCAGTTTGAAATTGATCGGATATGGCAGTACGGCCTCTATTAGTTTGCACGACATTAACTCGATCAGATACATCTACAATTACAGCTGCTGAATCAGCCAATATGTTTGTACCAAGTATGCCTTGTCCAAGTATTAAAGCCTGCGCAAAACTAGGCCCAGTACTGAAGTTAATAATTGCATTTACTACAGGTACTGCCATTAGAATCCTTGCCCGGCAGGTACTGTGCTAAATCCATTCTTAGTAGCAATTTGTATTGTTTCTGCAATAGCTTGGCTTAATCTATCACCACCAGCTGTCGTATCAACAGTAATTACTATTTCTTGTGGGGCAGTTGATGCAGCACCAGGCGTGTAACCTAACGCTAAACCTAATCCCATCGCTCCCACGCTTGTGCCAAAGTTAGGATTGTTTAATGAAGTGTTTGCCAGGTTACTAATATCAGGAAATCCTCCAGTGCCGGTAATTGCACTGCCCTTCATTTGGCCAGGGCTTACACCTAAACCTAATAACACTTTTTGACCTGCAGTTAAAATCATCGCAGCAGCTTCGGTCATGGCCGTAGTTAATACATCTACTGCTTTTACGCCTTCCATCTCAGCTAGTATCTTCTTAGCCAAAGCCTCGTTGTTATCTAGGATTGCTAACTGAGCTTTAATGCGTAGTTTAGTTTCTTCATCGGTGGCAGCATTAAGGGCTACTGTTAAGCCAATACGCTCTAGATCAAACTTATCTTTTAATTTATCTACTTCACTTCTTTTATTTAGAAGTGCTAATTCAGCAGCTCTAGCAGCATTGGCTTTTTTAATCGCATCTAATTCTTTTTTACGCAATACAAACATATCATTAGACGTTTGTCCACCTTGATAAGTTCTATTAGCCCGGCCGGTGTTAGGTCTTTCAGATGCTCCATATTTTGCCAATAATGCCAACAGTGGGTTGCTTACAACAAATAATGTATCAGTGCTAACTTTATCTAAGCCAGTAAATCTATCAGTTTTTGCTAATAAAGCAGCCATACCATAAGTAGCATCTGCAACTTTCTTTGCAAAATATTCCATATCATCAGCTGCGCCTTGTATTGAATTGTCTTTGGATAATAAAGCCAAAGAATCAAGTAAACCTTTGCCTATTGTTTCGGTAGCACGAGATGCAGCACCGTTCAATAAATCCATTTTGCCAGCATAAGTATCTAGTCTTGCTAAAGATTGTCCAGAATACGCTGCACCTATTTCTTTTAGTGCAGTTGCCATATTGCCAGCAGTCAAAGCAGTTTTAGATAAATTAAC